AAATTACCAGATGTGTTAGTTGCACTACCAAATGTTGTACCATCATCTTTGAAGAATATGTCACCACCATCTGCATCAAGACTAATATCTCCTGCAACATCTACTGTCAAATCTCCAGAAGATAAATCTATCTCTGTGCCATCTATTGTAATATTATCAATAGATACTCCTGCATCAGCAGTTATGGCTGAACTAAAGGTATCTAACGCACCTTCAAAGTATGTTTCAAAATCAGTTAATGCAACTTGTTTCATCGTGCCAGCATCATTTACCACTACCCTATCAGCATCAGCTAACGTAGTTGAAGTAGCAGATGTGTCACCATCCATTATATTTAACTCAGTGGTTGTAACTGTAGCACCATCAAGTATTTCTAATTCTGCTTCTGATATACCTGCACTACCTATTGTAAGTGTTCCTGATATATCAACGTTACCATTTATGTCAACAGTTGTGGCCGCAATCTGTATTTCTGTATCTGCAACTAAATCTAACTGTCCATCTGTAGATGAGTTAATGTATATTGCAGTATCTCTGAATTGTAACTTTTCTGTTGAAGCAACTAAGATGTCATCACTAAACTCAAAGTAGTCTTCATCTTCCATCCATTTAAGAACACCATCATTACTTTCACCATCAAAGGTTACAGTAATATCTGTTCCTGCTGTGCCATCACCAAGCGTAAGTGATGTTCCAAGCATTTTAGTTATAGGACCACCTTCAGCAGTAGTGCCATCATGTGTATGTCCTGTACTTGCGGCAAAGGCGGCTAATAACTGGTTAAACTCGTCATTAGTATCGGATGCCTGTATAACGTCACCGTCAGTATACGTGGACTGTCTTGTATACGTTGCTCCCATTTATCTTCTTGCTCCTACTTGATATTCTAATCCAAAACCCTTTAATGAATATGGTGCTGTTGTGCCACCATCGTTTACTCTTAATGCAACTGCAAACCCTGAACCTTCAACTGGTTGCCGAACAAGGGGTTGTGATGTTCCACCATATGTACCTGTGCCATATGTTGATGTTCCATAAACTGCAACAACTTTTGATGAGTCAAAAGGATATGCTGCAGGTCTAGGTGCATCACCACTCTCATAATCATATCTTAAAAATAAATCTGCATCGATACTTGCTTCAGGTGCATAATTTAATATAACCCTTTGCATATGTTTTCTTATTCCGGGATCTCCAAATGTTAAATCAGGACTTCTGTATTTTCCATCAACAGTAGCCCCATCAAAATCATTACCCTTTTCCTGTCTGTAAACATATCCATCAAACCCACCATGTATAGCTTTTACATCACCAGTTGTAACAAATGTTCCTGTTGTTGAAGGCTTTATTCCTCTTAACTTTGCAAATTCAAAAGTTTGCCCTTTTAAAACACATATTAAACCTTGTGTATCTTTTTCTGCATCTGTTGTGTTCGTAAAAAATAATCTATATTGTGTTTTATCAGGTATGACTATTGATTCAAATAAATCTGAATCTTTTATGTTTTTATCTATTTCAGGTTGCACAGCACGACTGATTGTTCCAATCTCAACGTCACCAATTCTTGCTGTACCTGCAACTGTACGTAATCCATCAGGTCCTAAGAATATTAAATCACCTGCAAATTCCTGTATAGTGTCTCCATTTATACATCCAATATCTCTAGTAACAGGTGCTACAGCAAAATCACTTGACGAACTTCCTGTTAATTTAAATATTCTATTTTCACAAAAAATAAATAAATTTTCACGGAAAGCCTTTATACCCACAATAGTATCATCAACTTTTACAGATCCTGCACCACTTCCTGTATTAAATGCATCTTCATCAAAAGGTTGGCTAAACACTAATTCTTGTGGTGTACTAGACATCCCAGCATAAAACATGTGTTCTCTAAATGCTGTTACAAACTTTGCTCCCTCTACGCTTGATGCTGTAACGTCTGTAGCAGACAATGAAGTGTTAAAAACAGTTGGATCATTAGTTCCGTCTACAACAATAAATTTATCATTTCCGTCAAAGTTAAATGTTTCAAAATTATATTTACCAGCGTTTGTTCTACCTGTATCTTTCTCTGTCCAGCTTTCTGAAACCACATCATCTACGGCATGTGTTGCAGCACTTGTAGAACTTGTTGCCCTTGTTACACCTGTAAATGTTGTTGATGTAACTCCTGTGTACGTAAATATTTCAGAATTAATCTGTAATGTTCCACTTGAACTAAATCCTGTCGTGCTATCTACAGTGATAGTTCCTGAACCTGTCATGCCTGTTCCTGAAGCAATAGCAGTAGCAAGTTCTGTAGATGCAGAACTAAATATTTTTTCACCTCTGGCCGCAATAACTTTATTTGCAAACTCTGCAACCATCAATAATTTTTCAGTTGATGCAGATGTTTGAGGTACTATGTGATTTATAAACTTTCTAAACCCACTTATTCTTCTATACCCACCATCAATGTCAGGTTCAAAGTTTTGTAACTCTAATGCTTGACCGGGCTGCATTTTAAAAGTAGGTTGATTTAAAACAAGTCCACCTTCACAAGCAAATGCAAATGGTTGAGTTTGTGAAAGATCTGGCACTTACACAGCCCTCACATAATTTTTTCTATTGATGAGTTCAACTCTCATTCTTTTAACACCATCTTCATATTCTTTATTTGCAAATTGTGCGTTTTGTAAATCGGAACGCAACATAAAAGAGTAGTATCTTGCACGAGCAACAATCACAGATTCAAACCTTGCAGGTATTATTGAAGTGTCAGTTGAAGCAGACAAGTCTGTATGTGTAATGTAATAATCAAATTTTATAGATAAGTTATCACTATCTGGTATTGGACTAAATCCTATTTCATCATTGTAGCTAGTATAAACAAAATCTGGAACACCTAATTTATCTACTGAAGATGCAGAATCTTTTTCTCTAAAATTATCATTCCATTCTTCATAAGTTATATAATTTAATTTTTTTGGATTAGTATCATCTTCTGTGAGACTTATGAATCCTATAAATGCATTTGATCCAGATGCTTCAGTCAATGTTATAAAATGTGTTACAGCCGTAGCAGTAAATGTAAAACTTGTATACGAAGATTCATTTGCATTACTTATTGTTATAGTTTGTGATTTAGTTTCTGAACCACCAGATGATGTTCCAATCGTTGCAGTGATTGTTGCACCAGTAAGTTTAATTATAACTTCATAACTTTTACCAACTATAAGATCAGATATTTCTTGAGTAGCTGATGCACTTGTTAATTTAAGAGTGTTACCAAATTTAGAACTAGCGGCAGGAGTTCCTGATACAGTTGTCCAACCTGTTATTGATGCTGATCCATCTACTTCATAATCACCGTTAGTAATATAATCTTTAGGTTGTAAAAATACAGTATCGTAGTCTACATATTTTAAAGATGAAGATACAGTTGAAAAAGCATATAATTGTTTACCTGATATTAAATCAAGTGTGCCTTCTGCTCGTGTAAAGGGCCAATTAAGTTCAGCATTTATTATATCTGATATAGCTCTGTTTACAAAGTCTTTAACAGATGTTTGTATTCCTCTTGAACTACCAAAACTAGAACTGGTTAGTTCAACTTCGTTAACATCTCTTAACACATTATTTACGAGTGCTAGATACGTGCTTGCCATCTTGTTTCTCTAATTTATAAATTAATTTGTAAACTTCTTTGAAGTTTTTTATAATCTGATCTTTTTGTTGGTCAGTAGTTGCTTTTTTCATAGCAAACTCAAACGCTTCTTTACACAACTGCTTCATATTCTAGTATATATGTATACGAAATAAAATGCAACCTTTATCGTTTAAATTGGTCTTTTATGCTCTTTACCACACTCTTTATATCAAAAGGTTCTTCATTTGGTCTGTAGGGGCATTGATACTCTCTTGGACATTCTCCTGCATCATATGGAAGATATTCTCTATACTGAGTATTATTTGCTCCAATAAATACACATACACGTTGTTTATTTCCTAATATTTGACTTGCTAACCTGCAAGTTGTCATTTCACCTCTTGCTTCACTTATTCCTAGCAAGATGTAAGCAACAAAAGCAAGTGCAAGTAATGCTAGACGGAAAGACTTATTATCCATATCATCCATCCTATTGCTCCACATCCTATAAGTGATGCGATGCCTATGATGGTATAGTCTCGTATCTGTCTGTTTCTTTCTTCTCTAGCATACACGGCTTCCCTTCTACTTCGCCTAATACGACCTTCTTCTTTTATTAAATCATCCCATGCTTGTAAGCCGTAGTTAGCTATTAAAAAATTTTTAAGTTCTTCTCTTTGTTTTTGGAGTTTCTTCTTACTTGCATAAGACTCCATTGCAACTTGCTCTATTGAGCCATTAAATAGTTTATCAAACGTTGAAGGGCTGTTTGCATTTTTGTGAATGTTATCTACATCACTTACAGCAGACATCCATGTAGATAATTGTGATCCTAAATCTTCAATCTCACGACCCATCATAATGGCTTTCTTTATACCATTATATGCGGCCGTTGCTCCACTGACTGCAGCAGATAACGTAATAGGGTCAAGCATGTTTATATCCTTTAAATTTCTTGTCTCTAGGTTTGAAGTATTGAGACAAGGCTAGCTTATGTCTCTCCCTGTCTTGTTGTTTGATAAGTTCTAGTTCTGTAAATCCACACCTTTCATTCGGCTTATCAGTCTTTCGGCTCTGTTTGTTACTTGGTTGTACCATCTACTCTGTTTCATTTGGTTTGCGGCTTCGATGTGGTCGCCATCTCTTACAGCCTGTATCATTAATTTAAATTTAGAAAATCTTGGGTATCCGAGATTATACATCATATTTGCCATGATTAGTTTTACTTCTTCTTTCATGGCATCCCAATCATCAAATATTTTTTTGCAGTCCATGATTGTTATGCGTATGTCTTGTTCAAAACACTCAACAACTCTTTGTGGAGATACTGGTGTTCCAACAGGTTGTCCGTATTCTGGATCATTATCTTTAATTAAATGTCCAATTCCAAACGTGGGTAAATTTAAATGATCAAGATAAATAGACTCCACTCTACCTTCATCAATCTCTAATTCAACACGCAATCTATCTATAAATGTTTCCATTATTTTCTCCCACTAATTGCACTAAAGCCAAAGTATGCTCCTACTAAACCACACATACTTATGTATTGTGTCATAAGAATACTCTCTGCTTCTGCAAGTCTGTTTGGAAATGCTAAAGTTAGGATAGTGGTAATACCCATAAGAATAATTAAAACCCAAGCCATTCTCCTTTTATTTACTTGGTATGCCATTTTATCAGGAATTAAATCATCATCCCCACATCTGCAAGTACCTTCACAAACATCACAACCCATTAGTCATTCTCCTGATAAAGATTATTAAATGTTACGTGTGGATCTAAATAACTTTCATGCTGTTCAGCAGAGTGTGTCCATTGAGATGGTGCAAAGTCTGGAGGACCTTCACCTGTTCTCCATAAAGCAGGACTTGTTGCACGAACTCTGTTATTTGGTAATGCAACTAAATTACCTGTCCACTCTCCTGCATCTGTAAGATATAACACATGACTTTGTTTGTGTTGTGCAGGATCATCAGCTATATCACTATCTGTATAATCAACAGTAAATAGATATTTGCCTTTGTAAAACTCATTATCTATTTTGCAAAGCCACGGACTAGAACTTACTCTGTCCATCACAATAACGCTGTGATGTCTTGATTCACAATCCCACGGCTGTGCTAAATGATCTTGCATGGGTGTGGGCCATTCATCTACAGGAATGTCGGCTACCAAAGCTTGTATTGGCATCCTAGCCCACATTGCTCCCCCATGTATATTTTCCATACCGTCTTCTAAATCTGATTCACATCCTGTAAATACAACTTGAAAACTTAGTGATCGGTCTGGGATGGTGTTTACTGCAATAACCATAGCGTGTAGAAATTCGCCATGATACCTTTGATGATTGCAAGTAAACTCTCTACGTACCCAACAATGAAAATGGGGTACGTTACTTATAAGGTACGACACTAATTATCTCTTGCCACCTCTAGCCATTGCTTTTGTTTTTTTGCCACCTCTAGCCATAGCTTTAGATTTCTTGCCGCCATACATCATTTTTGTTTTAGCACCATTCTTACCTTTAATTTTAGCTATGCCTTTTGCAATTCCACCTTTTGCCATAGCCTTAGATTTTTTACCACCTCTAGCCATTGCTTTAGACTTCTTCATTCCAGCCATTATTTACTCCTCATATTTTTAAATTTATCTATTCCTTTTATCCCTAATCCAGCAGAAACTGTCAAGAATAAAAGATACGTATACCACTCTGGTAACTCATTAAGTCGTTGAAATCCGTTTTTAACCACATCTTCCATACCGGGAATGAAGACCAAAATTGTTGGAATCAACACTACGATTGTGATCACTTCATCTTTCCACGAGTTTTGAGTACCCTGTGCCATTATTATTTCCCACTTTGAATCGTGGGTTGCCGCAGTCTTCATAATCTCTGCTTCTGCTGCAGCTTTGGTTTGTGCTAATGTTGCTTTAGCTTTCTGTTTCTCTATCTGTCCTTGCATGAATGATCCTGCAAGTTCACTTATCGGTCCTAACAATGCTTGAAACATTATGTGTTTTCTCCTGTTGGACTACCTATGTAAACACAGGTGCTATATCCATTTAAATATTGAGGATCTTGTGTTATCTTTGCTCTTGCATGTCCTACATACTCGTAACACTTATCTGATGATGAAAAGGGAAAATTAACCATTGGAAAGTTTACCCATGTTGCACTATCCCCTAATGCCCACAAAACTGTAATTACTGGAATCCACATTACGCTTTTCTCCTTGTTTTCTTGCGTTTTCTTCCAGAAGCAGTTACAGACCATTTTACAGCTTTAGGTCCTGTCTTCTTACGTGCTTCTGCTTTGCTTATCCTTCCAGCTACAGCTTTAGGGCGACATGCAGGATACGGTCTAGATTTCTTTTCCTTA